AGATCTACCAATAACATTCTGAAATTATTAACAACTTTCCTTCTCACTACCAGAATCAGATTCTGAAAAAGTGATCTCATCATCGGATTGATCAGGTGTACCTACAAGAACATTGTTCTGAAACGGCTCCGTTCCCAAAGGGAAAAGTTCCAAATCTTTACATTGTTCGAGGTACAACATCTGAATCTCCTTTGAGAAATCCTCAAAATCTGTATCTTCATTAGGTAAGTCAAACTCTTTCGGTTTCAAAGCAGATCCGAGATTCCTTGAAAAGGTTTCTGGATCGAATGCAATTGGATTGAAGTTGAGGTTGATATACTGAAGAAAATCTGGTCTTACATTGAGATCCATGAGTGACACCAAGTGTTTCACAGTGATCTCCGTATTTGATGAAAGATTTAATGTTGTTAATAAGAATTCTCGTCGAAATGTATCATAACCAAACTCTTGACCTCCTTGGAGGAATCTTGATAGGAACAGTGTGTCAATGGCTACTTGTAGCTCTTTTTTGACCTGCTTATCACAACAAGGAATTTGGTAAGTATGAAGAAAACTTAAAGAAGGAAAAGACTCCAAAGGCTGATCGAGAAGCAATTCCCGAAGGCTCAGATGAGTCATACAACGTTTAGTTACCCTTTGGAGATCAATGGGACTTAAAAAGTCTTCATGAAACTCACTGGAACTAACTGGTTCGTTGAAAATCTTTTCTTCTTCTTTCATACTTGATACATTTTTCTCTCGGATTGAGAGATAGGGAATAGCAATACAGTCCTTCATCGGTTCCATCTTCTTAAACAAATCGTGTAGATAACACAGCTTAGCTGTCCTCTCACTTTTTTTTGTTACAAGGGGTTTTCCCCAAGAAAATGATAAACCTCCATGACTGACCGGAACGGAAATACTTCGAACGGTCCTCGAAAGCTTTTGTCGGTTAACCGACTTAAACAATTCTTGGATCACTTCAGGTGATTCCCCCGGCATTGCAAATTCCAAATCTCTCAAACATTCGCCTAAAACACGACTACGTCTATCTAAAACCATCTGCTTACCTGATCCTACAACAGTACCTTCAACAATTAATTGTGAATTTACCGTTCCAAACTTGGAATGAATGTAGTTCTTTCCTGCGGAAAGGTCCAAACCAAAAGAATGGACCTCTTTTTTCCACTTGGGATAGATGTCGGGTTGGGCTCTCATAAGGATATCATCTCCATTAATCAAGTATTTGGAGGGATCTACCCCAGAGAACTCAGCAGTACAGTCGTTTAATAGACACAGCAACGGGAAAGATAATAGAGAACCCATCAACTGACCTGATTTCTGAAGGACCGGATTCAATCCGGTATCCTTTGGATATACCAGTAAGTGAGGGGAAATCTCCTTCATGGCCCAACGTCTTGTTGGTTCATGATTTATCGATTCCAGGATTCCTTCCAATAGGGCTTTAGAGCCTTCAATGGAAAATGAATCCGTTGCTGCAGAATAGTCACCAGAGATCCAAACATCACCTGGATCAGAATTTTCATAGATCCGCTCAATTGCGGAATCCAGACGATTCGTTCCATGGGTGAGACAGAATTGAGGGAAATCTCCCAGAGCCAGCCACATGGCCCTCTGTAGAGGTTTCAAGCAGAAAGTGTCTCCTTTCCCAGCAGTAATCACACGAACCTTTAACGGCTCTGGAATTGGCTCCACCCTAACGGGTAAGGGACCTTCCGGTGGAAATGCGGGAAAGTTGAGACACTTAACAGTTCCTGACCCACTACGATAGTCAAAGGACTCGGTAAAACCGAACTCCTCGATTTCTCGAAGTAAAGGATCTAGAACTTCTGTATCCTGACATCTGTCTACAACAGTTTGTATCCAGTTTTGGCGAAAATTCTCATGATAATCCCTTCTCCTCTTAAAAAGAGCCCTGAGGGATCCAAAGTCTGTGTATGGTTGCCATTTTTTTTGGTTACCATCTATGTCGAAATCTATCTTCTGTTGAAAATATTTTGTACCATCGAATCGTTGACCAACCGGAATAGTCCGGTTTCGTCTTTCGTTTCTTTGAAACATCAAATTTTCTTGACGTATCCAACTTGGAGTCTCAATTAGACCATAGGTCTTCTGATTCTCAACAAGTAATGGGACGTGAAAACGTCTCCAAAAGGATGCATCATCAATGATTGGATTATTAGCAGCATATGTCTTCTTTAGTTCTGCACCGAACAATAAGTTTGAAGTACAGATAATGATAGGTGAACAAAATTTTTGTCCCTTCTCTTCTAAAGAAGCCATGGGAACGACGTATGGACAACAAGATACCAAGGTTTGAAATTCCTTGATATCGTGTCCATCAGTGGCTTGACCCAAATCATCAAAGATGACAATAGGTTGACCACAATATCCGTCCCAATGCTCGACATGACATGTTCTTTGGTATGTGAGTTTTTGTCTTTCAACACCTGGAAATAAGGAAGAAAGTTCACTTACGATCATATTGATCTGTGTACTCTTCCCCATTCCGGGTTGTCCAAATAAACCAATGACTAAAGGTTCCATTCGATCATTAGGATCTTCTTTTGAAGAAAGATCCTGTAATCGGCCATGGAACACAAGATCTCCTTTGACTCCACCGTTTGCACGGGGGAAAGCAAAGGAAGCCTTGTTGGTCGGAAAGAATCCATGATTTGCTTCGTAATACTTAGCAACATGTCTTCCAAATTTCCGTCCCTTCTCTTTTAAAAGAGAAATAGTCTCTTGAGATAATCCTCGGTGAGGGGAGCTCAATTGGTTCCTATGTTTGATGAGTGTATCTAGGATGAAATCCTCGGGAACCTCCTGACATAGGGATTTGGACTGAAGACAAGAAAAGCTAAAACGGACAAGTTCTTCCTTTGAAAGTTTGTTCTTAATTTCTCTCCAGACCTCGGTCGGGAATAGTGAAATAGAATCACCTTCAGGAAGTTCTTTCTGGTCCATAGCTTTACTCACCATGAGACAAAGAGAGTTTTTCAAACACTTAATCAGAGATTTCTCATCCAACATCTTAGATACAAATTGTGAATAGATGTTAACGAAAAGAGAAGACAAAAGATTATCTTTTTTTAGGAAAATCCGTCTACCTCTTACTCGTTGGAGAGAGCTCAAATTTGATTTCTTGAACATTTTCATAGTCAAGAATAAAGCGTTTGAAATCTTCAGAGAATGGAGAAGTATCCTACAGGTTTCTTTTTTGAAAACCAGAG